GATGCGTTTGAAATCGCTGTATCTTGGGCTTTTAGAAAACAGAAGAAATCTCGTAGAGATTTTGGGGTTTTATGATAGGATAATTTAATCCCTTCATAAATGAGGTATTTAAAATGAAAAGTAAACGTAATGTTAGACCAGCTTCAAAACAGGTTCAACAGAGTTTATCCTCTGACAGTCCGAACAAAAGAGCACTTAGAGCGATAGTGGTTAAGGTTGAAGGGGAAGAGGCATCGCAGCAAATCCTACAGGACGATTTTGAGTACACTTCTACTAGCGACATAATAGAACCACCGTACCATCTTTTAACGCTGTCCATGTTGAGAGAAAATTCTACGGAATTGGGACAATGTGTTGACGCGATGAAGACAAATATCGACGGATTTGGTTATAGGCTTTTAGAACTGCCGATGTCGAAAGAAGAAAAAGAGGACAAAGAACTACAAAAAGCTATTTTCGAAGAAAAATCTAGAATCATTCCATTCCTTGACAATGTAAATTTTGAGGACAGTATAACTTCTCTCCGGCAGGATACTAGAGAAAACCTTGAAGATACGGGTAATGCCTATTGGGAAATGATACCTAACATGGCGCGAACAGCAACGATCTCGATAGAGAGATTGCCGGCACATACGGTTAGGTTGGTAAAATCTGATGCGGAATTTACAGAAACACAGGTTGCATATTTCAACAGAATAACTGGCAAGGTAGAAAAACGAACAGTAAAACGCCGATTTAGACGATTTGTTCAAAGAATAAACAACAAAATTGTGTATTTTAAAGAGTGGGGGGATCCAAGGAATATCTGTAAGAAGTCTGGGAAGGTAATTCCAGATAACGAATTAGAAAAAAGACGTGCAGATCTCGCCCACCCCATTTTTCATTTTAAAATCAAATCCGACAGGTCTCCTTACGGTATTCCAAGATACATAGGTAACCTTTTTTCGATATATGGTTCTCGGTCAGCCGACGAGATTAACTTCGTTACGTTCAAAAACAACAATATTCCTAGCATGTTAGTTATGGTATCGAACGGTCAATTAACGGAAGGTTCGATTGGTAGGATAGAAGAGTTTATCGAGACCAGAATAAAAGGATCTCAGAACAGATCTAGTTTTTTGGTGTTGGAAGCTGAGTCCGCGGACGACACACAATTGAATCCTGGGACAATGAAATTAGAGACAAAGGATTTATCCGGTGTACAGACCGACGATCAACTGTTTCAAAATTATGATAAAAATAATTCTGAGAAAATACGAAGATGTTTTAGGTTACCGCCGATCTTTGTTGGAAAATCAGATGATTATAACAGGGCGACAGCTCAAGAATCTCGTAAGCTTGCCGATGAACAGGTATTCGCTCCGGAAAGACACAACTTCGATAGAAAAATAAACAAGATCCTCGTCACAGATTTTGATATGAAGTACCACGTTTTTAAATCTAATTCTGCAAATGTTACAAACGACGAAGATCTCGTGAAGGTTATATCCAGCGCAGAGAAAACTGGCGGAGTGACTCCTAATTTGGCAAGAAAAATCCTCGGTGACATTCTTAACGAAGAGCTGGAGCCATACGACAATACGGTAGACTTTGATCCTGACGTTCCGTTGTCTTTGACGTTGGTCGACAGGGCAAAATCTGTAGCTGGTAACGATAAGACAGGCACGTTGGCGCCGAATCAAGGCCAGATACCGAAGGGCGAAAACGAGGATGACGCAGTTAAGGTTTTGAAATCTCTAGAAAAAATATTAAATAAAGACGTACATGAAGAAATAAAGTTTGGAATAGGTTAAAATGAAAGGTAAGATATCAATTCTTAAAGCTGTTTCTATCTTGCTGGATACAAAAACAGCACCGCATACGGTTCACTCGAGTACGGTGAACACCCTTGCTTTATATCTAACTAAAGAATGGAGCGCGTTAGCCAAGCCATTATTAGATAAAGCTGATTCCGTAAAGAAAACGGAAGCAAGTGTAGAAAAATTTCTAAAGGACATCGATGCTTCTATGGGTCAGTTTAGTTCTAATGTGGAAAAAGAGTTAGAAGACTATGTGTCTTTCTTTTATAAATATTCTAAGAACGAATTTATAAAAGGAAATAAGCTTGCCGAAGTAGAAAAAGCAGACCTACCTAAAGTAACCCCAATATTATGGACAGACAAAGACGATAACGCCATCAAGCAGTTAAACAAGATGTCGAAATCGTCTACGGGTAAATTTTATAAAGGAAGTGTACAGAAGGCAGTACACGACAGCGTTCGAGAAAATATGTTTGAGACACAACTTCCGCTTCCAGACGCTGTAAAACAAATGAAAAAAGATTTATCCACAGCCCTAAGACTAAAATCCGGAAAAATGATAGCGAAGGTAGTCCCGGGAGGATTTATTGGGACAGCCGAGGAATATTTTTCTGGATTGGCCATGCACACCGCTAGCATGGCAAGAACGTCGAGTAGCGTTTACACCATGTCGGACGTTGGGGTAAAAAACATGATAGTCAGATCCCTCAAAACAAATCGAACATGTGCCGGATGCCTAGAAATGGATGGGACAACCTATCCTGTCAAGGACGCCATGACACACATAGATAATATATTAGCTGTTGATTCTATTGATGAAATCAAGAAGCTTCAACCGTCTTTTCATTTTGACGTTCCAGACGCTATTAAGCCAGGATCGGCAAAGGATCAGGCGTTAAAAGAGTTGAAGGATAGTAAATCTGAGGCCGTCATGCTGCCTACATTCCACTTCCGGTGCGAATGTTATGTAGACATGGCTTAATTTGTGGATTTACAATACTTTAGCTATGATATACTTATAATCATAGGTATTGTTTTATTGTAAACTACAGGAACACTTAATTTAAGGAGTCACGTTATGGCTAGTGGAGCACACAAAAAGGTTGGCTCGTTCATTGGAACAGGTGCAGCCAAAGAAATCGATCTCGATTTCACTCCAAGGTACGTCAAGGTAGTGAACATGACGACTCGCGATTCTGCTGAGAAATTTGCAGAAGCCGAAGTGTCAGGTTCAGAAGGTGGGATCAAGAGACCCGTTGGTGGTGGCGCAGTAACAGCGTTGGCCGCAGCAGCAGGAATCACTCTTGGCGAAAGAAAATTCACAGTTGGGACAGACGCAGCGGTTAATGGTGCAGATAACCACATGGTCTTCGTAGCTGAAGAGTAAGAGGAGCAGTATGAATTTAAAGGTTCATACAATTAGATTCTCTAAGGACTACTTTTCGGACTATGAAAGTTGTGCTAAGTGGCTGGAAGAGAAAAACGTCGAAGTTTCCGGCTGGAAAGAAGTCGAAAAATTTTGGATATTTAATAAAGTATCCGAAGAAAAATTTAATGAGACATCTATTCAGGAATTTAATTTGGGTGCTGGAATTATAGCACTCGTTGGTTTGGCAGAAGACATGCCAGCTAGCATGGAAAATGTTACTGACACGGATGTCGTCTCGCCTACTGATGTGAGTACCGGAAACAAGATTTCTGAAAATGAGCAGTTAAAAGCAACTCTCACTGCCCAAACAGCTTCGCTGAATGGGTTTGTCCAGCAGCTTCAAGACGCACTTGCACCAATCAAAACCATGTTGAATCAAGCAACTTCTCAAGTAACGAAGAACGAAGATTCAAACTCGGTTGAGATTTACGTCCCAATCGTCAAGGTTGCTGAGAAAAGGCAAGTTTTTGGAGAAGTTCTGGTTCCTAACGCAGTAGACGGTCAAGGTCACATTTATTCTCAAGCAGAAGTTGAAAAAGCAGCTCACTATTGGATGAAAGAATTCAGCCAGTTGGGTGAGATGCACAAGGCAATGCTGGGGGATGGCCAAATCAGTATTCTAGAAACCTTTGTAGCACCATCTTCTTTCACGTTTGGTGAAGGAGATAACGAACGTACCATCAAAAAGGGAACGTGGTTGCTAAAGGTTTACGTGGAAGACGACGAAATTTGGGAAAAGGTTAAGGATGGAGAACTCAACGGGTTTTCTATTGGTGGTGTGGCAACCGTTGAAGAACTTGATTAACTGGAGGAAAAACGATGGTCGTAAAAGCGAAAACGAAGTTGACCAACATCAGACCAAGGGAAGTCTCGTTGGTTGACGAACCGGCAAACAAGAAAGATTTTCTTGTTGTCAAGAATCAGGACGGTGAAATGACACCAGTCGAAGATCCCAAACCTGATGATGACAGCAAAGAAAAGCCTGCCGAGCAACCTGCAGCAGATCCAAAACCTGCTGAAGAGCCAAAAGAGGCAGCGCAAACAGAAACAACAGAAGGCACAAAGAAAGAAGATCAACCAGTCCTCAAAAAACTTGAGGTCGCTGTTCACTCGATCAATTTCTTTAAAAGCCAGTATCCCGACGTTGAAAAATGTAAAAAGGTTCTAATCGAAAATGGTTTGAACCCAGATATGATGGAGATGCGGGATCTTGATTGGGAATACCAATTCGTAGTAAACCCAGAGTCAGCATTCGAAGGAACCTCGCTCGCGATGGCATCTTACGTTCCAATGACAAAAGGCTGCGATTCCCTAGTTGGTGTTCTTAAAGGGATGGCTAAAGAAGAGCTGGAAGTGGAAATCACTAAGGCTGGCGCATCTCTTTCTAAGGCTAACCTTGAAAAGCTACAGTCTATGTACGATTCTATCGGAAAAATGATTGAAGCTGCCAAGCCAACCGAAAAGAAAGAAGATGACGTAAAGAAAGATAGCGAAGGTGATAGCGAGATTCTCAAGAAACTCGAAGGAATGGAAAAGAAATATGACTCGGAAATCAAGAAGCGCGATGACAAAATTGCGGATCTTGAAAAGAGATTAGAAAAAGCTGAAACAACTCCTGCTGACCCAGCAGGCAGCGCACCAGATAATACGCAACAAATCCAAAAGAAAAATGAAAACTTCTGGAATGGCGTATTGTAATTAATAACACTCATTGAATTTTTGAAAACGGAGGAATTAAAATGGGTATGTCAAACGAAGAGCTGATCAGAAAAGCACAGGTCACGACCGATGCTCTGGCTGCTGCTGGGAAGCTAAATCCTGAACAAGCTGATAAGTTTATCGATTATGTTTTCGATTTAACATCGCTTAAAGGCAAAGTCAGAACGGTAAAATTTAAACCAGATCAATTGGATATCGACAAAATCAACGTCGGCCAACGTGTAACAGTTGCAAAAGCAGAAGCAACAGATCCACAGGTTCGTCGTGGTGTATCGACTTCCAAAGTAACCCTGAATCCAAAAGAAGTTATGGTTCCTTTTGAAATCAGTGATGATTTTATGGAATACAACATCGAAATGGAATCGGTGGAAGATCACATTATCAAGATGATGGCCACCCAAATGGCTAACGATCTTGAAGAACTCTATCTTGATGGCGACACATTGGGACCAGCTAGGTTTCAAGGCGACATCTATGATGGCGGAAGCGCGAATCACGCAGTAAAAGATACCTACATCGGCTTGCTCGATGGTTGGTTGAAAAAAGCGCGTGGATCAAATGTTAAGGATTTCAATGGCGCGAATATCAGCAGCACTGTTTTCAGTGACATGATTAACGCATTGCCAGAGAAATACAAAAGAAATAAAAGAAACCTCAAGTTTTTCTCTTCCACGGTTCTTGAGCAAAATTATCGTCAGGTAATTTCAAGTCGTGCAACAGCCAAAGGCGATAGCGCGTTGGAAACAGAATCAAACTTGACTCCTTACGGAATCGAATTGGTTCCAGCCCCATTGTTTTCTTCAACACCAAGAGTAACAGAACACGTTACCTTGAACGGTATTGCTACAACCCAGTTGCAGTTCAAAAACATCGTAGAAAACAGTGAAATTGTTACTCTTACCAACCTTGGTGCAACCCCGGTCGCTCCATACACGGAAGGTGCTGGTAACGATTATGTTATGGATTATGTAAACGGCACAATCAAGCGCGACGCTGGTGGTGTATTGCCTGATCCAGTAAACGTAAAGATAACTTATCTTGCAGAATCCCAACTTCTCTTAACTGAGTACCGTAATCTAATTATTGGTCTCGGAAGAGATATCAGGATTGAAAAAGATAGAGATATCTTCAAGGGCGTTAACCAGTATGCGATAACAGCAAAGGTTTCTACCGAAATTGAGAACCTCGAAGCAATGGTATTCGGAAAGAACATCGGTCTACGATAAGTAGGTCTGATAGTTTAACCGATAACCAAAGGAGGTAATCATGGCTAAGGACAAGAAATCGCAAATGTACGCTGTATCGTTGGACCCGACCAAATGTTTGAGCTACACGATGCCTAATGGCATTAAATATGTAGCCGGCAAGGTCGTAAACATTCCAGAAGAAAAACTGGGACCGTATAAGTCAGCGGCAGTTTTCAACATTACAAAATATGTTGACAGACCACCCGTTGCCCCAAAGAAAGCTGCGAATGTTGAGGTTAATCCCGACGAAAAGGGCGAAGACGTAAAAAAGGAAGAAAAGGAAGAAAAACCAAGTGGGGTTATTTCTACGAATGATCTGAAGAAGTAGGAGGCTACCTAATGATTAAGGTTCAATATTTAGGCATGTCTCCCGAAGATGTCGGAGGATTTCCCACTGGTATCGAAAGAACATTTGAGGGTGCTTTGCATCTGAAGCCTCGTAAAGTTTTCGAACTATCTGAGGCAGAATATGCACACGTTAAAAAGGTTCGACCGGATTTAAGATTTCAGGAGTTTGCAGCTCCAAAGAAATTTGAACGGTCAGGTATATAAGCACCCGCAAGTTAACTACGGTGGGGATTCGTCGCGGGAGACTTTGAGGGTTTAGCCCCTTATTTGGGAACACAAAAGGGAGCTATAGTTGATTAAACTTAACCGTAAAGATGGGAAGACACTGTCTTTCGAATTGGATAACGCTGAAGACAGTGCTAACCTTTCGGAGTTATTAAATGACGAAAAGGGTATGGAGACAATTACAGGTATTGGTTGTCTCCACAATACCTTTTGGCATGCGCTTACGAAACCAAAGAAATTTCGAAGCGTTAGATACTCCGTAGAACAGTTGTTTGGGGTTAAGAACGGAGTAAAGACTGCTCATGGAGAGAAAATAGTATGTCAAGCAGACGATATACAACTTACGATCCTAGTCTATTACAATGTTCGACCCAAAATGGCTAGAGTGGAGTTAAGAAAGATTGGTAAACCGCGATTTGTCCCAAAGAAAGGTATAAAGAATGGCTCTAACACAAAAGAAAATAAGTAATTTTTCTGGTACATACGGTTCGCCGTCTAGTGACACTGCGTGGGATAAAATCGAATGGGGATTTGACGCTCGCGGTGTAAAAGTCATCGTAGAGGCTGGTTCTACTTCCGGTTTAGACATTTCTCTTGACGGAAAAGAACTGTTTGGGACACTTCCAGCACCAGAAGCCAATCAAAATGCTTTGGTTTACGATTTTGTAGACATAAACATAAGCAGAATGTGGGTTAGAAAAACTGGCGCAAGTGTTCAAATTTTAGCTTACGGCGTTTATTAAGAGGAGAAATTAAAATGACTTTAGAATTAGATTATTTTGAAGGTCAACAAAACTTAGAACCTGGCACACGTCGCGGAAGCGATAAAATTTTGCCAGAAATTTTAAATGATATTGAAGCAAGCGGAATAGCGTTACCTGTTGATACAGATACACAGAGAGCTGTGTTTCAATCTGCAGAATTGACAGGAACTGGAGCATCACAAGACGTTGCGCATGGTCTTGGTGTTGTACCATCTGCTGTATTAGTTTCTGTTACAGATGACAATAATGCTGCGTTCACGATTGCCGAAGGTGTTCATGATGCAACAAACGTTAAAGTAACAGTAACATTGAACGCGAAATTCAAAGTATTAGCGTTCTCCTAAACAGCAACAGGTATAAATCATGACCGGAGGACAGGCGTACTATCCGCTTACTGTATCTAATGCGGATTTCGAGAGAAGTCCAACCATTGAATTTCCTTATGTGATGGCTCGTCTTCTTCTAATTAGAGATTCCTTCGAAGGTGACGTGTACTTTTCGTACAACGGTCGAGACATCGACGGAAAGCTAACTTGGGAAGACGAGTCTTTAGACATTGGCGAAGCAGAGGTAAGCAAAATATGGTTTAAATCAACCGTAGTAGATGCAAAGATTAGGGTGTACGCCACAGCGTAACTATGCACTTATCGATCAAGAAAATTACAAAGATCATAAGGGGACGCAATGGCAACACCATTGAACCGAACCCAGATGGGTCGGTTAATGTTGTAATAGTTAGTCCTCCGACTGAACTTGTAGATGTTTCCTCGATCGATTGGGTTAATGTCCCGCCTGATGATTCTTATCATGAAATTTGTAAATACACGTTAAATTCTGGAGAAACAATTTATATCAAACAGCTCACACTCGCACTGGTTGGGATGATGGCACAATTTAGACTTAGGGTTCACACACAAACAGATGATTTTCCTAGGAGATATACTTTATCTACACAACAAAATACATTTTCAGAAACAATAGAGAAGCCAATTCCTGTAGTTTATGAGGCAGGTTCTTATATTTCAGTAGAAGCAAAAATGTTGGGAGTTAATCAACAAGGTCAAGCGTTTGCGGCTCTTAACTGTTACAAATAACGGAGGATTAATTAATGTCTATTTTAATTTTTGACGAAAAGAATTTCGAGCTTGTTGTTAGATGCAGGCCGGGGGAATCTTTCACTCCGGATGATGAGGTCAAACAATTAGTCAAACAATTTGATGGTATAAGAAAAGAATATGCTGCCATCCAACAGAGACTAACAGAATTTTTGCCCAAATGTACCGCTTGGAGTCGCAAACACGACAGTTCTTTGGACACCAAGATGCGTAAAAAAGAGGAGAAAATACAAAAGAAGGAACCCGTAGAAGCTTCTGATAGCGATTCTGCTCAAAACTAATTTTTAATGTGTTTGGAGGAGGTAATCTATGGATTCTTTTACAACTTTAATCGGAAGATACAACTCAACATTGCTGACTTTGAGCGACGGCCAAAGGTCTACGATTGCGTTGGATCAAAAATCTCGTGCGTTGATAAACCACGGGACATCGTCTATTCAGCTTGGGAACGGAAATGAAGTAACACCTAAGTTTCTCTCTATGCTCGAAGAAGATGCAGCGTCGGCAGGTGGAGAAATTGGTGTTGGTATTATGGCTGTTCGCCAAGACACACTTTCTTCTCTCGTTGGTGCTGATGGCGATTATTCGATGTTATCCGTTAACGAAAATGGTGCATTGTACGTTGTCACACAATCAGCTCACAAAGAAGACGATGCACACACGTCAGGTGATTTTGGTCAAATGGCGTTATTTGTTCGTAACGACACTGCCGGTTCTCTTGTAGACACCGATGGTGATTATGCGTCTGGCCAATTGGACAGCGAAGGTTGGTTAAGGGTTGTTCCTAAAGGAATGAAGGCTGAAGATTCTGCACACACCAGTGCCGATCTTGGTATGCCTCTTTTGGTCGTTCGTAACGACACAGAAGGTTCTTTGGTGGATACCGACGGCGACTATTCGATGCTTCAGGTCGATTCGCTTGGTAGGTTGAGAACAACAGCCGAGGTAGATCTAACACCCGGGACTGAAGGAGACGTTTGCGCCGACGAAGCTGATGCTAACGATGGCGACGTTGGAAGTGTTGGAACATCCGCTTGGGTGGATGTGGTAGACATCACTCTTACGTCTGGAAAATACCTTTGTACTGCTATTGACGGCAGTGCGGATAGACTTTGCCAGTTTAGATTGGTTAAATGGGATTCTTCGCAAGATCCTGGAGATGAAGTTGTTGCGTTACACAGAAAATTTCTTGTTACAGAAAACAACGGAACGTTCCAACTTGTGTTTCCTAGACCTATTGAAATTGACGGTGCAGCAAACATATCTGTTCGGTTACAAGCCAAAAGGCTTCGTGGTGGAGGAACAGATGCAACTGTTCATGGTGGTGTTAACGGCTACACACTTTAAACTTCAATGGGGGATAGGATAAATTCTTATCCTCCTTTTTAAGGTAATTAGGATGGAAGAGATACAAACCGAGATACAAGATTCAACAGATGCAAGCCCCGAACATAAAGTGGGAACGGTTGGAACAAGTGCCGTAACTATCCAAAGAACAGATGGAAAAGATTGTGTCGCGGTACATGTCAATAACCCTGTTTTGGGCACAAGAGCAAATGATTTTGACGATGTTTTATACATCACAACAGACGGGCAAGCCCCAGCAACCTACGGACAGACAATACATATTGGGGAAGGAATAACCATTCGCGGTAAAATTACGCATGGAAACATTAAAATCGCTTCCAATAATGCAAACACCAATTATGAAATTGTTTTAGAGGGATAAAATGGGACTTTCTAAAATAGTTAGAAAAACATTTCAGATATGCAAAACCTTACCCTTTGATACGTCAACAAATGGTTGGCCAACAACGATTAAAGAAGCTCAAACAGCAATAGAGTACGCAAAACAAAACGCGGAAGGTTTCCCAAGGGCTGGTATTCGTGGCGCGTATAATGGAACGGTTGGTGGCGGGGATTGGCTCGGCCCAAATGAACTTTTGTCAAATACACCTTTTATGGTGTTTCCGGTACATACGAGAATAAATGAGATTACTTGGGGAAACCAAAGATCGGATGTTTCTTTCGATATAGAATTTAGAAAAAATAGCCAGACAAATTCTATTTTTCATACTCTTTCGGTGAGAAATAGTTCAGGAATTTCAGGATATGAAGACGGGTTATCCTACGATTTTGTTCCAGGTGATACGCTTTGGGCGCAATATAAAGACTTTGGGACGAATTGTAGTGATATGGAAATGACAATTTGGATATCAAGGATAGTTGCACCATGAGTTGGAACATTTGCAGACTTAAAAACATTAGTGGGGAAGTTCTAAATATCTGTAGAACTTGGGCAATTGACGATGAATACACGATACCAGACCATCTTAGGCAAAATTACTCCACAGATTCTTTAATTTTAGAAGCAATAGCCAATAGTAATTTACAAGTAGGAAGTTCAACAGAATATATTGAAGACCTATCACAGCAAATTGATTGGTTAAAAAATATAGATGCAAAACCAAAGGATTCAGATAACGCTGAAATAATTCAGCCCAAAACTACAAAATTAGGCTGGCATTATCAGCCTTTGCTTTTTTGTGTTACAACGTGTAAAGCTAATTCTGTTTTCTCTAAGAAATGCACAGGGGAAGAAAACACAGGTTTTACACTAAAATTTTATAATTCTTCACAGGAAGAATTAGTACAAGGCCAAGAAGAATCGGACGAAGATTACCAAACAAGACTAAACTCCAATTGTATTTATACTGTTTTAGATTGGCAAGCTGATTATACTTATGACATTATTGGAGCTTCCCTTTATTTAAAATCAGCCCCAACTAATCCAGCATGGGCATGGTGTAAAATTGCCCCAGATATAGCGGAAGAATATGGCGGTTCCATTCCGTATCTTGACGGCGGCTTAGATTTAAGTTTTATGCCAGTAAAACAGGAAATATTTTTTGATGGTAGGGGAACTAAAACCATTCCCGTTGATCTTACTTATAATTCAAATAAATTTAGGTTTCCTATTCTTCATTCGGCAGGGGAACAAATAGAAATACAATTTATTATTCATCATTTTAAGGAATAATTATGATAGAGTATAGAAATTTTAAATACCAACTAAAAAGAGAAAACACTTGGTATGTGCGTTACCCCAGCGGGTTTAAGACGTTTATTGAAGCAAGCTCGGAGACTGCGTTAAAACAGAAGCTTGACACTTTAATTTCAATATTTGAGAGTTGAGATGGACATTTTAAAACGCACATATTTTCAAACAGTTAGCCTTACAACAATGGGCGTTGCCTATTTGATAGGTAACGTACACGCACCTTGGACGAAAAAAGGTTTACATTATGACGATGTGTTGTCGTTATCAAAAATTATCAAACCTGCTGATGTCATACTTACTCGCACTAAAGGAGAACTAACAACTTTAGCGATTCCCGGATATTGGAAACATGCTGCAATGTATTTGGGTAAAGATGAGTTTGGAGAACACAGAATAATTGAATCTGTTAGCCCATGTGTTAGAGAAGATTATTTGGCGAATCTCATAATGAGAACAGATTGTTACGCAGTTATGAGAATAGAAGAAGCTTGGTCTGGACAGCGTGAACAAATGATAGAAATATCTTCTCAATATCTTGGTAAACCATACGATTACGGGCTTGATTTCACTAAGAAAGATAAAGTTTCTTGTTCAGAATTGATATACTGTATAAATAATAGAGTGCTTGGCGAAGACTTTATAGAGTTGAGAAGTAGACTTGGGTATCCCAGCTTTACTCCGCAAGATTGCTATTTGGCTCGTTCCAAGTATTCGTTAGTTCAAGAAAAGAGGACATAATGCCACAGGTAACCGGAGGGCCAAAAGCGTTAAACGAATTGTTAGAAAGCACGTACTCAAGCTGTGTAGCTGGAGGCGGATCTAAAGAATCGTGTTCTAAAATATCGTGGGCAGCGGCTAAAAACGCTGGATGGTATAAAGATAAAAATGGAGAATGGAAAAAGAAAACGGAAAAGAACATTAAAAAGAGAATCTGGGAAGGTATTTTATAATGGATAATACAGGCGCATACGCAACATATTCGGAAATGTTTGAGCTAATGTATCCATCGTCGATAGTTAGCTACAAAAGTTCTATAACACTTTCTGGTAAAAGTGGGAATACCTTCAATTATTCCAATTCTTCGTTCGATCTTCAAGAAGGAGACATAGTCTGTCAGGGAGAATATGCACAGGTTATTAACAGTTTATCCACAGGTCCAGACACGTTGACCTTAGACGATGCAACAGATTTTGTTGATGGAAGCGCAAAGGTTTATAGAGTAGCAAAATCGTTGTTTGAAATTGACATGCTGAGAACAATGGCGATGCAAACAATAGATGTTTACACTGGACAATGGTTTAATAAACGTGAATTTTTGGGAGCAAATGCGCTCAAGTTTGAAGGTAACAATACTTACGTTTTACATTTTAGCATTCCTATAATAGAAATTGCAAATATCTATCTTAACGATGGTACAGATCCTTATGACATAGAAAGTTATCAGGTTTTTAATTCGCGAACAATGCCAGACGACAGAAGAAATCCAAAAATTAAACTATGGTCAAACACAAACGATATTTATAAACACCCACCTACGAGATATTGGGATGGAATATTTTACAAAGGAAGAATTCACAGGGTTGAAGGGTCGTTTGGATTTTTAGACCCAGATGGAAGTACACCTGCGGCAATAAAATGG